GCTTGCAACCGCAGCCCAAGAGGCCGAGGTCAATCCCGTGCTGTTCTTTGCCAGGATAACCTCAAAGTCATCCCCCGTCGAGGTCGGCATCACGTTAAATTTTACGGGCAGCACCACTGCGTTCAGCGCCGTGGAAGCCAGCCGGATGGACACCAGAGGAAGAAATGTCGTACCAATTGAAGTCTTGGTCGTTGTCCTGCGAGCCACGTGCTCGATGGATGTCTGCTCGTACCCACCTTCTGAAACCACCGAGGAGCAGATCTGCTTCATGGACGAAGCGCTAGCCGTCACTGCGGTGTTTGTAATCTCATACCTAATCGGCAGAATGGCCGTGGTCATGTACACAGAAGTGATGTCGTTTGCATTTTCAAACGTGTGGCAGACGATGTACTGACCGTCAATGATGAACCCACAACGAACAGATCCAACACCCAACCACTCAAAGTCCATCCACAAAATTTGTGCTTTGGTCAGATCCAGGGTAAGCCCGGAGTCTCCCGTCCCGTTAAGTTTGTCGCCGTTCCAGTTGTCCTGCGTCACGATCCGCGCATCACTGACAGACCCAGAGATGTAAGACCTCAGAACAAACGAGACAGTACTGTCGTTCTGTTGGAGGAACACGCCGTTCTGGGTTCCAAAGTACCCAACCCGCTGGCGAAGCCCCGTCTTGGCGGTGTTCATGACGAACGTAGCCAGCAGCAGCAAACCTTTACCCGGCTGGTACGGCATGCACCTGTAAGACTGTCTTACAACCTCAGAACCACTGGAAGTGGTGACATCCATCCTCACAGATGATTCGTTGGGCAGGTATGTTGTTGAACCCCCAGTGGCCGTGCTGGTGTCAAACTGATTGTCAATAGCGTAGCGGTTCTGAGAGTCAAAAATGGTGTAAGGCTGGCTTACACGCAAACGTCCAAACGCATCTACGTTTGTCCCGCCGATGGAGATTGGAACGGTTGCAGATGTGCTCACAAGTTGCCCCAGAAGTTGGTCAAGCTGGTTGAAGTACAGGCGCAGGATACTGTTGAACTTGTCGAAGTACTTCTGGTCATACTGTTGAGACGCTTGCGGAAGAGCCGGTGCAGTGAACCGCTTGATGACGTTGTAGATGAGCGCCATGATTAACTCTTACGGCCATCAGGCTTGAGATCAATTCTGGGCGAACCTAACTGCCACATCACACCTACACCGTCGGACTCAATCTTTATCGACATCTGACGACCACGTACTCGGATGTTTACCTGCCCAGTGAACTGCTCAACTGGAACTACCGCTGAGCGCGTGATGACGCCATCATCTGAGCCGCCTAGGGATGCGGGATTGTTGTACCCGGAACCTGAGTTCTGCAATGGCAGGAGCGTCAACGTGGCACTGGGTGAGCCCGCCGTAGAACCTCGGAAAGTGATGTCAGGCAGCACCCGCCAGACGAACGAGAAGTTGTGCCCGTCGTCAATGTCGAACTCAGACGATGTGATGTAGGACTCAATGGCCGCTGCCGTGCCTGTGGAGTTGTCGTCCACACCGGACTCTTGGTACAGAAGCTGATTGCCGTAGGCTGCAATGGGTAAGTCGCTGATGATGCTGGCGTCCATCCAGGCGGTGCGGTCCATCGTGCCGTAGTACCAAATTTTCTCTACGTAGTTGTACACAACGTAGCGGTCAGGGGAGGGGGTGTTGTTGTCCGCTGAGCAGTAGAACCACCAGACCTCGTTGAAGCGCTCCACCGTGGAGGCAAAGACCTGCTCGGCTTGGTTGAGATTAAAGTCACTGAACACATACTGCCGAAGATCGCAGGGCAGCGTCAGGACTCGACCGTCGTAAGCATAGAACTTTTCTTCACCCATCCAGTAGGTCACGCCCGCTGCGGTGGTCATGGCCCGATCGCTAATCAGCGATACGTTGTCGGCAAGAAGCTGAGAGCCCCACACGATAGGAGGCCCAAGATACTGCAGGGAGTACAACGCGATGTCTGTCCAGATCAAGATCTCTTGACGCACCTGAGCCACGCCAAGGATCTCAGAGCCACGCGAAAGCTGCAGGCTGCCTGCTTGGTTGGTTGCTGCCGGAGTCCAGTTGACTGCGCTCTCTTGGTCTGACCAGCGGATCAGCATCGGGTTCTGGGTAGCTGTACCGTAGTCATTGCACCCAAACGCCAGGACAAAGCGTGAGGTGTCTGAGACCATGAGGAGGCGCTGCACCGTTGGCACGTCCGACGCCCCGGTAAGTGAGGTCAGGTTGACGCCACGCGTTGCGAGCCCGAGAGAGTTGTCCCAGTAGTACATCGGCCCGTCCTTGGGGCCATAGATCAGGTCTTCACCAAAATTCTGCTGGTTCCAAACCCGCAAGCCTTCAAGCGACGTACTGCCGATACCCCACGCGCCACCACCCCAAGGCCCAGCGCCCCATCCAGACAAAGGTGTTTGAGTGGCAGGGCCTGTGTTGACTTGGTAAGCGCCCACCACGGAGGCTCCACCATTGCCTGTGTCTGATGCGTTGGCTGTGGCGGTGGCGGTAAACGTGTATGTGTTAACCGTCAGTACAGTGATTTGATACTCTTGGTTTAGGACAGCCGCTGTGATGTTGCCGCCTAAAGATACTGCGCCGCTAAAAGTAACGTAGTCTCCAGTTATTGCTCCGTGAGCGATGTCCGTTGCAGTAATTGTCGAAGAGCCGTTTGTAGCAGCAAATGTGATTGCCCCTGCGGATGTAGTCTCTCTTATTGGCGTGATGTCAAAGTACGCCCCGCCGTACATGATGTAGAACTTCTCATTGGTGCCTACACCCAACAAAGACACAAAGGGCCAAAAAGAACGTGCCGTACCCTCAAAGGTGTTTACGTTAGATACCTGACTCCAGCCACCAATTTTCTCTGGGGTGCCGTAACGAAAGCGTACTTTGTCACAGTCAAACCACCCGCCCTCACTGGTGTATCTGGTATTTTCACGATTTACGCCCGGTTTTAACTGTATTTTTTTGAGCATATCACACCACAAATTTGTTGGTTTTGCGCTGATTTTCTTTCCAGACAATTACGCGCAAATTTTGAGGGACGTGTAGCCCAGAGACATTTTTACCGCGCAACGGAATAATGTGATCCACATGCCAGGAAACTTTAGTAACTTCGCTACGGCGAGCGGCAAGTTCATACGCCTCTTTTATAATCCATAGATCATCTATGTCAAGCCACTTAGGCGTTCTATTTAGCAAATCTATCTTGCGTTTTTGGCATAAATAGTTATAGCGAGCTTTGTTGGCTGCTCTATATTTTTTACCATATTGCAGTGTATGCGCTTTGTTTTCTTCTCTCCATTTGCCCATGTATTCTGAGCGCTGCTCAACAGTGCGATCTCTATACTCCTTTTTGTAAAGAAGTTCAGTTTTTTTGAATACTGGGTCGGCTCGATTTTTAGCTTTACGCGCCACATTGTCCGCTTTATGGCAAGCAATACAAAATGTGTTGACGCCATCTTTCATGCGTTTGTTTGCGTAAAAAAGACTTGTGTCTTTTTCTTGCTGGCATTTATTGCATGTTTTGAGTGGCATATTTACCCCAGCAAAGCAATCTCTGCGGCTCTACGTTTTACGAGTCCAGGCAATACTTTGCCGCCGCCGCGTACCCACAGGGATAACTGTTCCTTGGCACCGTCCCAGTCCTGCTCGTCAATCTTGCGCCGCAGGGTGCTGCCGCGATACCGGGCCACGCCAAGATTGTAAGCAAAGTCGGTCATAGCCCCAAGGGCCTTTGGAAACGCAAGCAAACCCGGCGAAGCCTTCAAAACCCCCGCCAGATAGTTCGTTTGTAGCTCAGACAGCAACCACTCATCCGCGATCTCCTTGGTGATCTCGGGGTGCTCCATCGTCACCTTGGTGCCGTCAGGCTTGAAAACGGTTCCATAGCCAATCGTGGGGTAGCCCGCTGGGCAGATGTATGGCTTCAGCCTTAGCCCTTCAAAAGGGCGACACAGAGCAGCAGCGATGTCTACCGCCTCACTTGCTGGACCGCTCATACACCCGTCCGACAAACCAGAAGGAGATGATCATGTTGAAGACAGCAAGATCGTCTGCGCCCCACATCGTGACCAAGACCTCTTTCCAGTTGCCGTTCTGGTCTATGGCAATCAAGAAGGACGCAATCTTCACAGAGGCGTACAGAGCCAGGAAAGCGTAGGTGACCATCGGGCGCACCAGCGCTGAGATTGCAGAGACAAACCACCCAGCATTCTTAGCGGTCTCGGACTGCTCCTTGAACGCCTGAGCCATCGTGTCCATCTCGGCCATCGTCATCTGCGCTTCGACCTGCCGCATGGCGATCTCACCCCGGATCTTGGCAAACTCCATCTCGGCTTCAACCATGCGAAGCTCATGCGCCCGTTCATTCTTCTTATCAAAGAGCTTAAACACCTCTGGCGCGAGGCGAAGCAAACCGCCAAACAGACCACCGATCAGCGATTCAAACATCACTTGGCTCCTTTGATACGTTCGCGCTCTTCAAGCAGCCTGACCTTGACCTGAAGCTCGTTGATGTGGTTCATCAACTGCTCTTTGAGGATGGCGCGTTTCTCGGCAGATAGAGGACTGTCGGTGGGCACACCTTGGGCTGTGATGAGGGCAGGCATGTTGCCCTCGATCTTGGTCAGACGCTCAGAGAAAGAATTCACCTGCCCCAGCAGCCATGCGATACATGCCACCACGATGGGGATGATCGCTTTTAGTACGTCTGACCAAGCCATGATCAGTCGCTCAGGCCAGCGGGCTCGGGTGCTGTAATCTGCGCTTCAGCTTGCGCCTTGACCTTCATAAACACAGGGTACGCGGCGTCCAGCGGCAGCTTGCCCAGGCCAGCGAGCAGCACGTTCATGTCGTTGATGGACAGATCGTTGAGAGTGATCTTGGTATCGTTCATTTGTCTTCTGCCTTTCGGGCTTGCTCCTCCAGTTTGTTAAGTCTGTATCCGTGGCGGAGGGTGAACCATAGATACTTGGCGTAGAACTTGATCACACCAAGCTCCTCGATCTGCCGAGCGTGTTCTTGTTCATGCCGCACAAGTCTCTCATCTTGCAAGCGCTCGGGCAAGATGTAGATGCCCCACGGGAGCGTTACTCCCGCGAAGCCTGTGCG